TATCACCATTATACTCCGTGTGTAACTACGAGTCAAGTACCTTGTATTTAGTATTATACATATATGTACTATGAAAATAGAAATACCATTGACTGATACGACAACATATGCATGGTGTGGAGAATATTTCATCACACTAGCCACATGGCAAGAGAAATTTCCAGTAGAAATGCTCTGTATATTACACTATGCGGAAAGATTGTCCCAGATATTTCCATGATATTCCATATTTCCCCATGTATTAAAAAGGCTAAAATAAACATGAGGCTGATGTAGTTAAAATCCACAGACTCCCGTCACGAATCCCCCACACACACAAAATAATTCAGAAAAAACGCTCGAAAGTGCTTGACAAACCCTTGACAGTGTGGTACTATCTGCTTGTAGGATGGCTGATAGGAGTAATTCTAATGTTGATTACGATTTTTGTTACTGGTTTTATAGGTCTTTATCTGTTAGGGACTCATGGAGTTACCATTGGTAGGCCTCTATAATGAAAATAACGCTTGACAAATCTTCTGGGATATGAGATAATAAAGATAATGGAGAGAGACTTCTGGAACGGGATACGCCCGTTAGGTCATGTGGCACTGCTAGTCTCTCTGAGGATTTGGAATGATTGACTTCATAGATGCCCATAACGGTGGTATCAAGATGTTCGCTGGTGATAACCTCAAAGGTTGGGCCAAGACTGCCGCTGGTATCGCATACACTCTGAAGACCTGTGGTGTTGCAGATGCCGTATATGGGAGTGGCAGCATGGACTTTGCTGCTGACTATGGGTTCGACACGAATGATGGTGCGATGTTGTTATACAAGAAAGCACTGGAGTTGATTTGATGTCCACTCTGTATGCAAAAGGTTTGGTGAAGGGCGATGGCCTAGTAGCCTATCTCTGGGGCCACGGTAACTACAAGTATGAGATCGAGCGCATTGTGGCGGGTAAGGGTCGGTTGACTCTGTGTGAGGTATTCGAGTCGTCCTATGAGGAGGCCATGAAAAAGTTTGAGAAAGCTGTTGACAAAGTAGTATTTCTCTGATATACTAGAATAACACTGAGAGATTAAGGTTGGTAGGCCGCTGGTAAAGTTCCCTAGAATGGGTTGCGGGATTCAAGTTCTCTCTCTTTTAAAAGAGCCTTGCCCCTTGTGGGTCAACAAATCGCCTCTCGTCGGCTCAGAGAGGCACTGGAAGGCACTGGGCCGCCCATCACTGCGATATCATCTAGTGGATGTAGCGTACATGGGGTGAACTAAGAGAGGTTCGATTCCTCTCCCTTCCTTCACGATTTATGGAAGACCCGATCCGGCGGGTGCTCATATCTGACACAACGAGCAGTGATAGGTCAGTATCATTGAGGGGTTCGACTCCCCTCTCTTCCACCTAGCCATTCTGGAAAGGCCTCGAAGGGGGGCCTTTAAACTGAAGTGCTGTACCTAAACTATAAATGCAATATAGGGTTCCTAATATATATTTCTACATAAGAAAGTTAACAACATGATTCTATCTTCTTATTCTAAAATCATAACCAAGTGGCTCTTTCGTGCATATATCGTATGGAGTATTATTGCTGATATGATTATTCTTGTAGGCATATTCTATCTGTTGACAAATTAAAAACACCCCCCCCCCTTAAAACTGGTAAAAAGCACTTAACTTAACTGGTAAATTGTTATATACTGAAGTAATACTATGGAGAAATTGTATGACTGATTTTTTAAAAGAAATAACGAAGCTAAATGAATATGCTTCTATTGTGGCCGATGGCGTCGATGCGGGAGATGTGTCTAGTTTTATTGACACAGGCTCCTATATTTTTAATGGATTGTTGAGTGGTTCCATATATGGTGGATTGCCTGCCAATAAGATCACCGCATTGGCTGGTGAAAGTGCGACAGGTAAAACCTATTTCCTTATGGGTATTGTGAAGAACTTCCTTGACGCAAACCCAGATGCAAAGGTCATATACTTTGAGAGCGAAAGTGCGATTACCAAACAGATGGTAATTGAACGTGGAATTGATCCGAATCGTATGGTGATTTCCCCTGTCACAACCGTACAGGAGTTTCGCACCCAAGCTCTCAAGACACTTGACATGTATCTTGCACTGGATGAATCGAATAAGTTTCCGTTATTCCTTTGTCTCGACTCACTTGGTATGTTATCCACCACCAAGGAAGTTGAGGATACAGCAGAAGGTAAAGAAACCCGTGATATGACACGGGCACAGGTATTGAAGGCGGCGTTTCGAGTTCTCACATTGAAGCTCGGGCGGGCGAAAGTCCCGATGGTGGTTACGAACCATACTTATGATGTGGTTGGCAGCATGTTTCCTACCAAGGAAATGGGCGGCGGCAGTGGTCTGAAGTATGCTGCGAGTTCTATTGTGTATCTGTCCAAGAAGAAAGACAAGGATGGCACAGAGGTTGTCGGTAATATCATTCACTGTAAGAACCACAAGAGTCGTCTGGCCAAAGAGAATAAGATGGTCGATGTTCGTCTGTCATATGACAAGGGTCTTGACCGTTACTATGGTCTACTGGAGCTAGCAGTAAAATACGGCGTTTTCAAATCCGTTTCTACTCGGATTGAGCTCCCAGATGGCTCGAAGACTTTTGGTAAGACGATCAACAACAACCCAACCAAGTATTTCACCGAAGATATCATGAAACAATTGGATGATGCGGCGGAAAAAGAGTTTAAGTATGGAAAGAGCGAGGAGCCTGAAGTTGATGGATCATCCTGATTGGTATATACCCGGCTATGGCACAGAAAAGGCGGCACCGTTTCTACGCAGCCTCGCAGAACTGACAAGACCCGAAAAGATTCTGGAAATTGGTATGGGTTATACCACTCCGTTTCTTCTTGAAGCGCTGGAGAACAATACAGAGGGCCTTCTTTGGGACAGCAATTGTGACAAGGAGTATCTGAATAAACCCTATGACCCGAAGTTTGTTGTAGTGGATGACCAGAGTTTGGAAAAGGATGACGAGCGAGCGCAAACCCGGCGAAGCAGGCTCGAAGCAAACTCGTTGGTTCACTTCATTGAGGGTGATATGACTCATTTAAATGTTGTGGATGAAGTGAGGGATCATGGCCCATATGATCTGGTATGGTTTGATTGTGGCGGGCCATTAGAGTATGAATTTTTTGTGAATAACTATTGGGATATGGTGAAAGAGTATGCGTTGTTTCACTTCACTTATTTTCGTGGAGAACCTAACAAGAACAATGATATCCTTAGCACGATAAAACATGTTTCTTATCGTATGGACCTAGTAGAACCTCACAAGTTCAAGCAGGGCAGTATCACGATGTTTCGTAAGACTCGTTACGCCGATTTCCAGCCGGGAGTATATCAAGGTTTGATGGGAGAGATGGGATGAGTGACTTCATACGATCATATATTCAGGCAATGCCGGATGATTTATGTGATGCACTGATTGGTTGGTGTGATCATGACCATGAAGATGTAAAAATCGAAGAACCAAACCGAATGACTCGCAAGGACAAGCAGAAATGGTTGACTTTTGAATCGAATAGTGACCTTTATACGAGAGTGCAGAAGGTCAAGTACGATATGATGCATAGGTATTATGAAGAGTTTCCTTTTGCGTATCGTGGGACCAAGAAGCTTGTATCGCCTGATATTAAAGTGCAGGCTACTCCACCATTTGGCGGCGGGTTTCATAACTGGCATAGTGAGGTCTGTAATTGGGAGAACATGAATCGTTGTTTTGTCTGGACGTTCTATCTGAATGATGTAGAGCTGGATGAAGGCGAGACAGAGTTCTTGTATGAGAAGATGAGGGTCCGGCCTCGAAAGGGACTTGGTTGTATGTTCCCTGCCGGATGGACGTTTCAGCACCGTGGAAACCCTGTACACAGTGCAACGAAATATATGGCTACAGGGTGGTGGCACTATCCAGAGGAGAAATTGCCCAAATGATTGGTACAACAGTAAGTTTTAAAGATGAGTATGGTTACATCAGGTCTGGTGAAGTTCTGACTATTGACTCTGACAAGTTCGATAATATCAAGTGGGATGAGGTTCCCATGTATTGGTCCAAGAAGACCAAGAGCTATCGTCCTGTCAAAGAGAAGGACATGGCAACCGTATATATTGAGGTTGAAGGTCGGGAGTACAACGACTTTATTCTATTGGGAGATATTATCAATGAAAGCTAGAGCAATGCATCCAGAAGATGAGAAGGCCGTTGCAAAAATGGTTGAACAGGGCTATGTTATGAACGATGAAGGTGAAGAATTGCCTACGGTAATCAACTCACCTGATACGGACGCTGAACTGGCAATTCCTTTTGACACTCCACCAAAGGAAGTTAAGTTGCATAAGAAACCTCTGAAGGTTTTGATGGCAGAAAGGGAACATCTACGACAGCGGTTCACGCCTAGAGATGGCGGTATGCGTGGTATTCCAAAGAGTGTTCGCAATCGTATCCTTCGACTTGAGAAGGTGATTGGTATCAAGACAGAAGTATATAAGAGAGCGATGGAGCAAGCAAATGAGTCTGGCCGCATTAGCGAAAACACTTAAACCCACTACGATGTTCGACAAGCATCCCTTGTCGAAACAGTTCTGTGAGAATTTCCCTATCATCACTCTTGATCTATTGGAGTTAGCTAACACCAACGTTCATGAAGATCAAGATATGACTCTCAATGAGAACCTTGAACGTCAGATAAAAGAATTAGGTGACGCTCAACAAAGGAAGACCAATGTGAAAGCTTTCATGGCTGATTGGTTCATGCAAGACAGCAGCAAGGGGTTTCAGTGGGTGTGCAATCGTGCAATTGAGTTGGCTGCGGAGAATAATCCGCACCAACTCGACATGATACCGTATGATTGTTGGGGAGCAATCTACAAAGAAGGTGATTACACCATCATGCACAACCATTGGCCTCACCTTTGGAGTTTTGTTTACTATGTGAATTGTCCCGATGGGTCAGCACCCCTTCTCTTTGATAGGTGTATTCATCCCGGCAAAGGTATCGAAAGGGTGGTTCCAAGGGCAGGACTTATGGTTATGTTTCCTGGCTGGGTTAACCATTCTGTTCCAAAACATATAGGTGAAGACCGTATTATTGTTGCTGGCAACCTCACAATGAACCCTTTTTCCCACATTAAGACCCTAGAAGGCCGTGGATTAGGCCAATGGCGATCTGTTTATGGGTCAAGAGGCAATACTCAGAGACTCTAAAACTCTAAATAAACTTCATGCTCAGATACCGTGTTATTAAAACCAACGTGGAAGTTCTTTTTTCCAACTTGTCGGAAGAGGAAGCTTCCTATGCCCTTGGCAATCTTGTTGATTCAGGACAGTTAGATTGTTCTGTTGAATCATACGAGCATGAGTCGGCGGAAGGTAAACGTCTAGGCCGTGATCCAGATTTACATTGATATAAGTGACTAAATACTTCTAACATAGGGAGTATTCATGCCAGATATTAGTAATTATATGGGCCGTGATGGGTTCATTTGGTTTATTGGTGTGGTCGAAGACAGAAACGATCCGCTAGAGTTGGGCAGAGTTCGGGTTCGGTGTTTAGGTTATCACACAGATGACCTGACTGCCATTCCTACGAGCGCTTTGCCGTGGGCACACGTTATGCATCCCACAACAGACCCGGCTATGCATGGCATGGGCACGACTCCTTCATTCTTAGTTGAAGGGGGTTGGGTCTGTGGTTTCTTTAGAGATGCAGATGAAAATCAACAACCAGTTATCATAGGCAGTCTTCCCGGCATACCAGAAGGGCCCGGCGGTATTGAGTCGACTTATACCAAAGGATTTAATGATCCCAGACATAAAAACTCTCCACAGAAAAATGATAATGACGGCACAAACTATTCTATGCCACATATGAAGAAGGATGAGTATCCAGAGGATGGTGTTCCACCAGATTACACATATAATCCCATCGACAGGCTAGAGGATATTGGTGGCGAGATTAAAGGATTTGTTGACGATAGAGTTCGGCCAGATTACGCAAAGGAGTCTTATGGACCGTATCCACTAGGCGGTTTTGTAAACGGTAAAGACGATAAGGACGGGATTTTTAGTCGAGCATCTGGTCATACTTACGGCGAGTCTGATACAAATCGACTAGCGAGAGGCAGCGGTCATGGTGTTCTTGCGGCAAAAGATGGCGCAGCACTTACAGGAGTTATGATTTCTCATGGTGATCAGAATTTACGAGATGAATTTGATGAGATGCCCAAGGGATATGCTGATGATGAACCAAGAAATGCTGGTATTGACATATATGGCAACAAAGAAAAGAACGAATCCGATGAGTATCTTGATAATGCTGGGAGATATTATACGATGGCCGGTCACTCAATCGCACCAAATGATGACCCTAGACCAAGTTTTATTGAAGAAAATTCTGATATAGTTGATAAGGCAGCTCATCCTATTCCAGCTGCTGGAGCGCCCCAATCAGTGGATGCTAGTTATAGTGCAGATGCGATCAACCCACTTAAATATGAAAAAGACCCAGAACTGACTGCTGAAAAGTGGAACGAACCTAAGACGAGCGATAAAAATAAAAATGGTCGCCCACGATACGGTTCAAAGTATCCTTACAATCATGTGTATGAGTCAGAGAGCGGACATATCAAGGAGTTTGATGACACGCCTGGCTCTGAGCGTATCCATGAATATCACACATCCGGCACATTCTATGAGATTGATGCTGATGGGACCAAACACACTAGAGTAGTTGGAAACAACTATGAGATTATTGCTGGAACTAATTTTGTTAATATCAAAGGAGATGTTAACCTAACCATCGAGTCCAACTGCAAGACCTATATCAAGGGGGATTGGAATATACAGGTTGACGGTAATAAGTATGAGACAATCGGCGGGAACGCACATGAGAATATCGGTGGAAATCATATATCTCTTATTAGCGGTGAACGAGAACAGACAGTCATGGAAAATGTAATTGAAACTTATGGAACAGATATTGATAAGCACTTCCATACAACACTTGTTACAGGTAGCTCTAACCATACAGTGTTGAGGAACGTAACAGAGACTTATGGAAGTGACAAAGCAAAACATTCACGCAAAACAACTATTGTTGGAATGGAAGCTATAACGGTTGAAAATACTACCACCTATACCCTTAAAGATACATGGACAGGAACAACTGCTAAAGCTTGGACGCATACAACATCCAGTGGTGACATTAGAATTACTGGTGGTACAGATATCCACTTGAACCCATAATGGCACATGCATTTAAAATAAAAAAGACAGATGGTAGTTTTGTAACATATACTGATTATGATGCTATTGATTTGACTACCTTAAAACATGTTATTGAATTTCTGCCTGATTTGGGCACATTAGTAGATTCCCATGAGATACTAATGGAAACAGGAACTTTTAATGCAAGTGTTTCAGAAGGAGTAATGACAGAGGAAAATAATTCTGTTACTGATACGAATGGAGTAACCTATGCTGTTCCAGCTGAGAATAAATTATTATTAGAAGACAGTGGACAGATAATGTATGAAAGTGGAGCATTAGACCCATTAGGTAAATTGGTTCCAGAGCAGTTTACAGATGGACTAAATGTTACTGATGATATTTCAGTGGCATCTTTTGTTCGTGTATCAGATTCTATGCCTGATAATGATGTAAGAGATGTGACGTTTAACAACGATGGAACTAAAATGTTTGTATTAGGTAGAGCTAATGATAA